GAAGGTGTTCAAGTGGCCATGGAATGAGCGTTCAAGTGTTCATGGAGCAGGTGTTCAAATGCACGTGGAATACGCAATCGGGGCCTTCGATCCCGGCCACCGTGGAGAGTTCAGCCCGGCGCAGGTTTTCCATCGCCACGGATTGCGGCTCGGTGGTTCCGGTCTGTGCGTCGATCAGGAAGTCGCGCGGCTGGATGTCGGTCTCGACCTCCTGCCCAAAGGTGACAATGGCCACGCGCTTGCGGGTGACCAGCGGCAGCACGTTGAACATGTCGACAATGATATCCTCGTTGCGGGCAAAGACCGCGCCACCAGCATAGAGCCGACCGGGAGACAGCGTGACTTCTGTCGCGGAGGTCTTACTGGCAGAAAAGCCGCTATAGGCCTTACCAGCTTCGATCGCATCCTTGACGATATGGTCAAGGGAGGCGCGGGCGAACTCCTGTGAGTTGTTCAGATCGGCGGACTGAAGCTCTTGCCGGTCTCGGTAGATGACGGTGCGTTCCAAGGCTCAAACCTCTATCAAGTCGCCCAATGTGATGCTGCCAACCGGGTGTCGGTCGCCAGCCCGGGGCAATCGGTATGTCTTTGTGTTGATCAGGACCTTGTCCCGCAGCGACTTGGAGACCATCACGGCCTCGCGCGCGTCGGTGATCGGGGTCTGGCTTGTGGCCACCATGTAGCCGTTGACAAACGCTCCCGCTGTGCGCGGATGGCGCCGACCCTTGATGCGGGTCAGCACCTCGGCGTGATAGGCGGGCATCCCGAGACGGGTGACGCCCAGATGCGTTGACTGGTGCCGGACGTCGAGCGCGCGATCCGGATCGTGGATGTGCCAGCGCTCGAAGAGATGCTGCCATGCGATGGTCTCTGGCAGGCAGGCCCCCAGCACCCGCTGGCCAGTGCCGCCGGGGAAGATGGACCGCTGTTGTGCCGGGTGCTCCTCTGCAATCATCTGCGGGCGCACATCGATCAGATCGCCGTCGGGCAGGACGGTTGTGTATTGCTCCCGGCCCAGGCGGTAGCTGTAGCGGGCTGCCCGTGGAATGCGGATCATCCGGCGGCGGACACTGAAGTCATCGATCAGGTAGGCGCTGGCCTTGGGCGGGGCGTTGAGATGGACTGCCGCAGTGGGTTTTGGGCCCAGCACCACCTCGTCATAGGAAATCGCGTTGAAGTCCCCAACGCGTTCTGGCGTGACGCTCCGGATCGTGATTGTTTCCTCCGCGCCGCGGTCAAAGACCGTTGCAGTGCGGACATACTTCGTGCCTGAGGCTGAGACCGGGTTTGCCGGTCCCATGAAGGACGTGCCGGGCCCATCGGGCGCCGATAGGAACCGGGTGTTGATCCCCGAGACGCCGCGCGCGACAAACGGGTAGACCCGAAGCTGTGCAAAGCGGTCGAGATATGCCGCGCGCTCCGTCTCTGTCAGTGCCTTTGACAGATACGTCTTGGCCGGCGGCACAACAAAGCGCCGCGCCTCGGCGCCCATCACCTCCAAAGCCTGTGCAACGGCCGTTTGCGTGCCCTTGATCGCATGAAACGGCAGCGACCGGGCCGTTTGCACGCGCTGCTTTTCCTCCGGCCACGTGTCGCGCCAAAGATCGACAGACAGGCCCCAGGACAGCCATGGTAGATGCGGGCTGGGGATGTCGAATGGCTTGACCAAGTCCCGCAGCCCGTCGCGCAGCGTGGAGGCGCGGGCGCCGGTTACATCAACAGCCTCCTCAAAAGCGGTCCGGTTGTCCGGGAGCAGGCTATCGGTCGTCATAATATCTCCGAGGCCCGACGGGTAATAGGCGTGTCTTGCAAGTTAGCAGATATATTCTTACGTTTTTGTTATCGTTCCAATGAAAGCAAGAATATGCCTGAGACAGCGACCCTTTCTTCGAAGTTTCAAATTTCGATCCCGAAAGCCATTCGGACCGCACTGCATTGGGAGGCTGGCCTGACCTTTGCCTTTATCCCCAAAGGCACCGGTGTCTTGCTCGTTCCCGTGCCAAAGCTTGAGGATCTCAAAGGCTTGGCAAAAGGGGCAAGCCCCAAGGATTACCGGGACCATTCGGACCGAATCCTATGATTCTGGTCGATACATCGGCTTGGATCGAATGGCTGATCGCCTCTCCAACCGGCGACTTGCTCACGCAACATCTGCCCAAACAAACAGATTGGTTGGTCCCAACCATGGTCCAGCTGGAGTTGAGCAAGTGGCTCACCCGCGAAGTCGGTGAAGAGAAGGCTGATCAGGTCATTGCGTACACACAAGTCTGTCGAGTTGTCAGTCTTGAGACGGACGTGGCGCTTTTAGCCGCGGAATTCTGTCGTTTACATAAGCTGGCAACAGCTGATGCCGTAATCTACGCCACGGCGCAGCTCAACAGTGCCAAATTGCTCACCTGTGATGCACATTTCGAAGGGCTGCCTGATGTGCGGTTCGTCGAAAAGTCGGTTTCATAGGCCCTTTCAAAGGTCCCGCAAGGCCGCCACCGTCACGGTGATCGCGTCGATCGTGTAGACCTCGGTTGGACCCAGAACGATGCCCTCTGCCGGCGACGCCAACTCGACGGAATGCACGCCCTCTTGGTGCAGCTTCGAGAAGAGTGCCGATCGGCGCAGGTTCATGCCCAGCATGCGGTTCGCTTCGACCCATTCCGAAACAGCCGCCAGCGCGCGCTCGCGCACCACGGAGCCATCGGGGCCCGGGTAGAGGGTCAGGGTGGCGGTGATCTCGGTGCGGCGGACCTCTGGGCCCAGAACCTCCACCATATCGGTCAGCGGACGCACGTCGTTCTCGATGAGCGACAAACGAACAGCTTCGCGCTCCGCAAGGTTCGGGATCGGGTCGGCCCCCTCGCGCAAGATGGTCACCCGCACCCGGCCGGGCTGTGTCATGATCGCCGTCGCGTCCCGCGCCCATGGGGCAGCAGAGAGCGCATGGTAGATATAGGCGCCCGCGGGGCCGGCTACCGAGAAGGCCTCCGGAGCCAGCTGCACACGCCGGCGCAGGCGCGCGTCATCTTCCGCAACCAGCGCGCCGGTTGCGTCCTCGATCTGCATCCGGGCCGTGGCAAAGAGCGCAGCCAGATGGTCGAGATTGGACCCGTAGGAGGACGCCAGAAGGACGGAGCGCGCCGCGTCGTTGATCCGGGCGCGCAGCAGCATCTCGCGATAGGCGAACGCCTCAATCAGCTTGCGCGCCGGTTCGCTTTCGAGGTCGATCACGCCCTCAATGGCCGGGAACCGTGCCACGAGGTCATCGCGCATCTCCGAGACGATCGCTTCATAGTCCAGCGTCTCGATCACGTCTGGTGGCGTCAGGCCCGACAGGTTGATGGCGGTGAAACGGCTCATGGGCATAACTCGATCAAAAATCAGGAATACAGCGCAATTGCGCCAAATCTATCTACAGGCCGGGTTCGGTCCGCTCCTCGATCAGCACCCCGTCCGGGTTCGTATAGGCGTCGATGCGTCGTGCACCCTCAACCGTGAAATCGCCATAGGTTGCCCTTGGCCGGTACTGACCCTCCAGGAAAAAGTGCAGCTGGCCGTCGCGGGTCACCTCGACGATCTGGATACGGGTGACGCGGTAGCGGGGCTCCCACTGCTCGATGGCGGAGGTTACGGCCGCAAACCACGGGGTGACTTCGTTGGGCGTGATGGTGCGCCCCAGCAGGTTTGGCACAAACGACCCGTACCACTCGCGCATGATCCGCGTTTGCCAAACCGCGTGGTGAAGATGTCCTGCAGACTTTGGACGACGTGCGGCCAGCCCTCCAGTACACCGCCGGTGGCCGCGTTGAGGCCGACCGAAGGGCTGGTGTATTTTGGTAACATGTATGTCGTCCCAGATTGCTCAGGCAATTGGATTGAGGCACATCGGGCGCCAGACTGGATCTGGAGAATCTCGGATGGGCCAATCAGCAATGGCAAACTGCACATATTGTGGCGTGTCACTCCGAGCGTCGGATGAGACTTGCCCAAACTGTGAGGAACCGACAGCGCCGATCCCGCGAAAGAAGACCATCCGCCAAGAGCCTGTGTTCAAATCCTCCCGGCCCACGCACTCAGAAGAGGCTTAACCCCCTTGTTGTTCTGTCGCGTTGCCGCGCGTTTTGCCTCTACCTATTGGCTTTGTCTCTGCATTGGCTGGGAGTGACGGGGCGCTATCACTGGCTGCTTCAGATTTTGAGCCGATCGCATTCAGTGCGCGCAAAGTCCCAAGCCGCAGCTCGTGCTCGGCTTGTTTTTCGGTCAGCGTCAGCACGGTGCCGACGCCGGTGTTGTTCTGGCCGGCCACAAATCGGCCGGCCTGTTCTGTGATGGCGTAACGCGGCATGGCGTCCTCCTTGCTTATGTCCCGGGCACCCGTGCGGGCACCTGGTCTGATCCCGTCCCGCCCGGACCGGAAACGGTTGCGGCGGAGGCTGGCCCAACGGGTCCAACCTTTGCTCCCTGAATGTCGCCCTCCGCCTTGATCGTCTCTTTGACATGCAGCCGCCCATCAATCTGAACGCCGCTGCCGTTGATCGTGACCGTGGTCCCATCAACACGAAAGACAACCTCGTCACCCCTGACTTCGATCCGCACCGCGCCATAGGTCAGGACGTTTTCGTCGTTGCGGTCCGATGGGGCGGGCACGGTTGAAGACCAGTGCAGCGGTACGGCGACCGCCTGCTGAAAGTCGCCCGTCGGCGAAACAATCGTGAATTGCTGTCCGATCTCCGGCGGTGTGTGAACCCGCAGCGCGCCTGCGTGCTGGGCATAAGGCACCCAAGGCGACAGGAACCGTCCACCAGCTCCGTGAGCCGGGCCAAGGTCCAGCCGGACCCGGAACATCGCCATATCAATCTCCGCGACCCGACCATGGCGCAGCAGGCCAGAGACGCGGCGCTCAAGATCGGTGACGCGGGCCACCAGTTCCACAAGCTCTCGGACCGCCATGTCAGGGGTCCTCCGGGGGGATGATCAGATCAAATCCCCCGCCATCGATGGTGACCTGCTCCAGCGCTTCCGGATCATCCTCAAGATCCAGCACGGGGCCGATGCCTATTTGATCAGCGCTCTCCAGTGAAATGCCCAGTTCTGCGGCAGCGCGGCGCCAATCGACGCGTGGGTTGCCCTCGATCTCTGTGCGCAGGAGACCCGCGATGCGCGCCAAATCAGGGTCTGCTGCCATCAGAGCAAGGATGTTGCCCCAGGCGGTGTTTGGCGCAATCGTGCCACCAGCCACCGGCGTATCAACGAGATCGCAGGTCAGCACGATCTGCCGGGCCGCAAACCGCACGCCGTTTTCCGCTGAGGCTCCACGACGCGACAAGCTCCGCGTCACGCGCGGAACCAACATCATCCAGGCGCGCGACCACGCGCCGTCGTCCGTCATCAGTGCGGCGGCGATCTGATGCTCCATGATGTCCAGTGTCAGTTCCATCCCCTCATCCGTATGTGGGATGGCGATCGTGATCTGGCCGCCTTGCCCGTCCGCGGCTGGCACGTCGACCCGCGAAGCGATCGCAATCTCGATCACAAGATCGCACTGGTGGCCTCCTGAGACGAGATCGCGGCCAGTGACTGCGAGCGCGTACTCATCCGTGGTCACCACGATCAGCGGCTGACGGTTCTCGGCGATGGTCTGGTCGATCGGGTCGACCGCACTGTCAAAGACCCGTGGGCCAGCCAGCGTCTTGTCCCGAACCGCGCGGGCGGCTGAGAGCCGCATAACCATACGCGTCAGGCTCATATGTCATCCTCCTCCCGAACAAGAATGAGGGTGATATCCCCCATATCCGTGTTCTGCACGGCGCTGATCCCATAGCGCGGCTGGCCTGCGCGGTTGGTGAGGCAGATCGCATCGCCCTTGGTAGGTAGCGCTGTCAGAGCATCTGCCTGCGCTTTTGCGATCCAGAATGTGGCAGAACTTGATGTCACCTGTGTCCCACCAGAAAACCCACCAGCCTGTCCATCGAGCCCCTGCTGGGCTGCGCCCGCAGAGAAGACCCCGGTGACGGCCACCTCGGGACGGTCAGGGTCGCTGGCGCGCACCGCGTATTGTGACGACACACGAGGGATAAAACGGGCGGGTTCGGCAAAGACACGGGACAGCACAGCTGAGGCAGCCGCATCAAAGTCCTCAAAAGGGGGTATTCTCGGTCCTGTTCATGGAAGTATCCCAAGCCGCATCCTGAGTCGGCGCCAGCCACCACCGCCCGGTGAAAGGCAAGCGCTATTGCACTCACAGAATCTGGGGATAACTCTGTGGAGTTGGCTGTATGGGGCAGGCTAAATCCCCATTATACGGGTACTTTTGTCGAAATGCCTAAAAAATAGGCAATCCATAACGCATTGATATTGAGATATATTTTGTCGCTGCGGTAGGCGTGCTATCAAAAGCGTCCGTTTGTAACATTTGGGTGTCAAGGGTGAATAACCTTGACGTGACATCATGTTGCTGCGCTGCGGCAAGTGTTAGATATCTTTGACACTATGTCCGCTTGCCGGGGATCAGGACCCGCGGGCGTGTGCAATACAGCAGCGCGTTCATCTGGAATTCGAGGTTCACGCCTTTGCCGTTCTGCATTTCCCACTGTTTGCCATAGAGCCGCTGGCCGGGGGTGTTGACCGTTTCAATATAGTCGGCCGGCGCATAGACGGTGCGGAAAAGCCCCGGCACGCCCGAGGGCACGAGGTGGCACTTGTCTGTGTCGATGCCGACATTTTGGCCGCCGCGATAGTTCATCCAGGTGATGCCGCCGAACTCGAAGGCACCGTAGATGCCAGAGTTCCCGGAATTGATATAGGCGTTGCGCAGCGAGGCGGCGTCGGCATAGCCCTTGTAGGTCTCGCGCACTTCCGGATGGGCGATCAGGTCGTCGAAGAAGGCATCGCCGCAGAGCGCCATGATGCCCGTGTAGGGCAGACCGTCAAGAATGCCCGCCATCTGGCGGATGACGCCGGCGCATTTCTTGCGGAGCGCACCGTCGGTGGCACTGGCATTGTCGAGGTCAAAATCGACCACCGCCTGCTGACTTTCGCCGAACTCGGTGAAATAATCAAAAAGCACCGAGCCATCGGCATCGAGAAGCTGGCCGGTCTTGAGGATGTTCAGACGGTGGTATTCCTCGGTCAATGCGAAGAACTGGCTCGCTTCGGCTGCACGGTCCGCGATTTTCTGCTGCAGCCGCTCGACCGCCACTTCCTGGCCGAAGGCGCGGACCTGCTGGACCTCGTCGGCATAGATCGCATCATCCACTTGGAAATGCGGCACCTTCAGCATGCGCACCGCACGCTTCGATTTGTCGAAGGTCTGGCCCGGGCCGCCACGGGGGCTCGCCGAGACCAGCATCCGGTTCTGCTCTTTGTCCTTCTCGATCGCGATGTCGAGCGTGTCGATGCTGGTGGTCTGGAACAGCCCCATGCCCGATACGGGAGGGGGTGTATTTGATCTCACGAAGCGCATCCGTGAGGCGCATGACGCTGAAGGCGTCCTGACTGAAGATGTTGAGGATCGACATGGGAGGTCCTTTATTGCGTCGGCGCGCCAGTTCATGGCCACGCGGGATCGCCCTGCAGCCCGAGGGCGCAGGGGATCGATTACAAAATTGGGTGGGGCGGCTTTGGCGGTGGTTACCGAACGATAATGCCGACCGCCGCAAGATCGGCTTGGGCCGCGGCCTTTTCTGCCGCCTGATCCCGGTCGGGATGATAGGTCAGGATCTTGCCGTTGACCTCGGCATCCCGAGTGATGGCGGCAATGCCAACATCATTGGCCGTGGCATCGCAGCCGTAGAGCGCAATCGCCGCGGCGGTCTGGCTGCCATCGGTCGCGCCAACGGCACTGGCCAGATATTTGCCGCTTGCTGTGATTTTGCCAAGCACCGTGCCCCGGGCGATGATACCCGCGCCGCTGGCAATGGTGATGTTTTCCCGCGAGCGCTGGCCATTGGCCTCGGTCATCAGGAATTCGCCGGGATGGCGGCCTTCGATGAGAACGGTCATGATGGGATGTCCTTATCCTGCATAGATCGCATGTCAGCCGAACCGGGCGTTGGCATTGGTGACAGCTTTGGTCCACCCAGCTGCACTGCGCTCGGCGCGGTTGCGGTGATCCGCTGGGGTTTCGGCGCCAAGTTCAGCCTCTTGCGCAGCGCGGTCGGCGATGGAAGCTGACGTAATGGCTTTCGGCGAGGCTGCGAGTACTTTGGCCGCGTCGGCCACCGTCATCTCGGTCTCGAGCGCCAGCACCAAGGCTTGCGCCTCCCGACCTTCCGTTTCCGGTGCGGTCAGAATGGCTTTGATCCGCGCTGTGGCCAATTCCTTACCGACAGTGACACCAGTTGCATGGGCTTCCGTCCGGGCGGCCTCGACGGCCGTCTGTAAATCTGCGGGGCTGATGGCAGCGACGTCACTCGCGGGCGCCTCACTTTGAGTGGTTTTGGTCATAGGTCCTCCTTTTCTCTGGGGTCTTGCCCCGGAGGGCGGTTGGGACAGCGTTGCAATGACCTCGTCGAGGCTCGCCATGCGATCGGCGAGGCCCTGGGCGATGGCATCGGCGCCGAGATAAGTCCGGGCTTCTGTCGCCCGGATGGTCTCAGAACTGATCCGGCCCGCGCGGCCCTCGGCCACGAGACCGACGAACTGGTCGTAGATTTTCATAACCTCCGCCTGCAGGTCGGCGCGCACGGCGTCCGACAGCGGTCCAAACGGATGGCCATCCACCTTGTGGGCGCCTGCATGAATGAGCGTCGGCTTGACGCCGCGGTCTTCCAGTTCCCCCGATCGATCGAGATGGGTCAGCACCACGCCGATCGATCCCACCATCGAGGTGGGCGACACGATGATTTCCGATGCCGCGCTCGCGATGCCATAGGCAGCGGAAGCCGCCACATCATTGACGAAGGCCACGACAGGTTTGCTCTTATTGACCGCGCTGACCAGCTTGGCCGTGGCAAACATGCCCGTGGCCTCGCCACCGGGACTGTCGATATCCAAGAGCACCGCTCGCACATCCGGATCAGCTTCCGCCTCACGCAACTGTGCGGCAATCCCCTCATAGGACACAAGACCCGAACTGGCCCCGATCCAGGCGCCGCGGTTCACGAGGCTGCCCACGATCGGCAGGATCGCCACGCCGTTTTCCACGCGCATGGACCCCACGCTGCCATTGTCGCGGCGGTATGTGCCAACGAACCGGTTGCTCTCCGGCGTGATGTCTTGCAGCGGATCAATGCCAATCCGTCCCTGCAGCACATGCAGGATGAGATCGGCCTTGTCCGGGTGCAGAAGCAGTGGTCGGTTCAGAACGCGTCCCGCAATCTGCGCAAGAGACGGTCCCACTTCAGCGATGGCCGTCTGTTTGATCTTGGGCGGTTCCGTCACCTTACCCCTCCTGTGCCAATCGCAAACCGCCGCGGGCCGCGGCCCTTCAGCTGGGCGCATTGCTCTTCAAAGCCGCGAATGACCGTGAGCAGCCGATCGGGATGCGCCCGGTGATAGGTCACCGACCGTTCCACCCCGTTTGATCCGGCCCGGAACCGCACCTCCATGGCGCATTCACCGGCAACAAGCCTTACATAGACCTGCCGCAGACTGGCAGCGGCGGCGCAGGGATCGGCCTCATCAATGGGGATCGTCATGCCTCAGCCTCTTCGCTTGTCTCGTCAGCCGCGGCAGGACCACCGCCGTGAGCCCCCATCATCTGCGGCTCGGGCAGCCCGTATTCCGCTCTGAGCGCCTGTTCCTGGGCCAGTTGCTGATAGACATCGTCCACATCCGCCCCGAGATCGGTGCAGATCATCGCATCCGACATCACGCCGAGCCGCTTCCAGACCTCATGGGCCTTGGCCTTCTTCAGATCATCAGCCTGCGGACGCGGGTCGCCCCGCCATTCGGCGCGGCACGCAGCCGTGCGATTGGCCATGAACCCGTCCATCCCACCCGGAAACGGCAGGGTTCCCGCTTCAATCTCTTCCTCGAGCCAGGCCTCGTAAATCGGCTGGCAGAACGGCGCCATGATATTGCGGCGCCGGGCTTTCGTGATCGCGAATATCTCCGTGGTCGCCGCTTGCAGCGAAGAATAAGTCGCGCCGACATTGTCGCCTGTGGCGCTCTCGTAGGTCAGCCCCAGGCAGCGCGCGAGTTCGCGCAGCAGATGCATCGAAAATGCCGCGTAATCCGATGACGGGTGATTGCTGGTGTGGAACTTCAGCTCCTGCCCCGGAAAGAGGTGGGCCAAGCGACCATTTATGCCCACGTCCAGCGTGCTGCCGTCATAGTAGCCCGCGACCATCTCGATATAGGCCTCCATCGGCGAGATGCCGCGATGCGTGCCGGGTGCGCCCTCAAAAATGTGGATCACCCGCGGCCGCCCCGCGGCATCCCGCGCGCGCACATCATATTCCACATCGTGTTTGAACAGGTCCTTGCGGATCGCCCGGTAGCCAACCGGCATGCCATCGGCATCCGTATAGACCCCGTTGATCAGCCGCCGCATACTTTCCGTCTTGCGCGACAGGCGATGTGGCGGCAGCAGGCGCACTTTCGTGCCGTAGCGGTTCCACGGTCGCTTGCGCCACGGGAGCTCAGCCAAGATTTCGCCAGTGATGAGCCAGGAGCGGAAGGCCGCTGCCTGCATTTGCCCGAAGGTGCGCAGACCCTGAATATCACACTCCTGCGCGCTGCGCGCCCAGAGCTCGAACCGGCGCTCCACCGTCTTGGCCCAATCAGACGCTTGGGCTGGTGTCATGCCAAAGGTCTCGTTCTCCGGCAGCGCTTTCAGCTGCAGACCGATGCCGACGGTATTGGCGACACATTGCTCCAGCGCACCGGCCAACCAGCCGCTGTTGTGCAGGAGATCATTGACCCGCGCGGCGGCATCGTCCCAAGCCTCACCGATATCATCTTGGGCTTCCCGCAAAGCCGGCTTCCAACCGGCGAAGGTCACGCCCCGCCCGCCGCGCAGGTATTTGCCGGAGGGTCTGGGGAGGTTCATCCCCTCCGGCCCCGCTGCCGGAGGCAGTGCCTCGGACAGCAGATCTTTCAACTTTGCGATCACAGACATGTGAGCTATCCATTCAGCCTGCTGCCATGGCGGGCAAACCGCCCGCGCAGTGCGCCGCTGCCGCCGCGACCTGGGGAGGAGCGCGATGCCGGCGGCGGCGCCTTTGATTGATCAGGCTCAGGTGCTGTCACCCGGGTTGGGTCATGCCCGTCGGGCACGGCCGCCTCGATCGAAGTCTTGCGTTCGATCCCTTCCGGGATCCGCTGGACGTTCAGCGTGTAGCCAATGGCCGCGCAGAGGGCCTCGCAATCGAGAAAGTGGTTGTTTCGCGAGCGTTTCACCCAGACGGGCTTGCCCTCGACCACGACCCGCGCCTCCGAGGTCAGCTGCTTGCAGTAATCCTCCGACACCGCCTCATGCACATGAAACGCCCCAGGCTGATCCGCCGGCGTGCGAATGCGCGACATTACCAGCGATTTGAAGAAATCCGTCGAGAGCGTCACCAAATCGATGGAATAGAGCGCTTTTTTGCCGTCGGGCTTCACCTCGATTTTTGAGACCCGATATGGCGGGCTCTGGACATCTTTCCCCTTCGTCGGGGCGCACAGCCAACTGTAACGGCGGCAGAACTCATAGACCTTGTGCTCATTTCCAAGCTCCGGCTTGTCCGGCCGGAACCCGGAGTCAATAAACACCTTCTCGATCTGCATCCCGCCCACCGGCGTCAGCATCAGATCCGCTAGCGCCGACCAGACATCGTCATCTTCCGTGGGCCCGTAAAGATGGCCATTTTCGATCAGCCAGGACGTGCCCCGCGCCCCGAAGGCCCGGATCACATAGACCAGACTAAACTTCTGAACGTCCACGCCCATCACGAGGCGCAACCCGCCCGCGGGGACATCGCCCGACCGGTAGGGCTGGCGGCGTTCCATGATTTCTTGCCAGTCCGGCACATCGCCCGAGGCCGTCATGGCGTAGCATTCGCCAAAACCCGCATTCATCGCGGTCTGGATGCGGTCGTGATCGCCCGACTGCAGCGCCGTCAGATAGGTTTCCGCGCGCTGGCCCCAAGTCACAAAAGGCGAGCAGAGCCCCGATGTCCACATCGACAGCGTCGAGCTGTCAGCCGGCGCGCCCGTGACATGCGCCGCGTCGTCCTTGAGCGTCACCTGCTGCCCCGGTGCGACCATCGCGCCCCGGGCATTCATCCAGACCTTGTCGGTCTCCACGTGCTGCGCGCCGCAGCGCGGGCATTCCAGCGTTGCGGCCTGCTTGGCCTGCGCGGGGCTGGCCGTCTTCGGCCAGCGCAGCTGCTTGAAGCGCGGGATGAAGTAGTCCGCGCAGGACCGGCAGGGCCAGGCCCAATGGTGCCGCGTGCCCTCCTGCCAGAGCTTCCAGATCGGGCTTTCCAGGTCCTCCGGGCTGGACCGTGCCCAGAACTCCAGACCGCTGGCATCATCCGGTTCGATTTCCACGAGGCCCCGCGCCGGTGTGCTGGTGATCGCGGTGACAAAATCCGCGTACGTCTCGCCGCGGGCCTCTACCAGACCCAGCACATCCCCTTGGCCTTTTACACTGGCCATCATCTCATCGTATTCGTCGATCAGTGCCAGCGCGGCTGGATCCGACTTCAGCGCCGTGGACGAGCCAGCATGGGCGAGGCGCAGGCGTACGCCAGCCACGTGTTTGAGCGTCTTCTTCATTCGGCGGCCGCGCACCACCTTGTTGGCCAGTGTGTCGGCCTCATCCAGAAGTGCCATCAGCCGCGGCTCGAACTGGTCGGTCAGAAACTCCTTTGTTGGACCCACATAGAGGATCGGCGCCGGGCGCTGGTCGAGCCGTGCGCCGATGATGTCCAGCATGCTGTCGGTCTTGCCCGACTGCGCCGAGGTCACCGCCACCGCCCGGCGGTAGCCGCCCCGATGCACCGCCGAGGACCAAGGGATCATGTAAGGTGTCAGACCGGGATCCCGGGGGCCGGGAATACCCGCCGTCTCAGGGTAAATCCGGTGGACCGCCGCCCAATCGGCCGGGTCACGCTTCTCGCTCGGCCTCCAGATCGCTGCGATCAGCGCCCAAAGCTGCGCCAGCTTTTTCCGCTCCGCCTGCAATGCGCTCGAGGGCGTCATCAATCACCTCTTCAAGCACCCGTCGCGCCTCCATGTCCCGTGTATAGCGCGCTGCAAGACCGGCAAGTTCGGCCCGGACAAGAGCGGCCATTTCGCCAATGACTGCCCGGGCATCCTCCATGGCGATCAACTCGCGACTGCGTTCCTGAATGCGCAATTCGATCTCGCGGGTGCGCGCCTCCGAAGCGCGTGTGGCGGCCGCCGCCTTGTTGTTCTTGGTGATCTGGTCTTCGTAATAAGCCAAGGCGCCGCGGATGACCGCGACCAAGGTGTATTCGCCGCGATTGGCACGTTCGATATACCCTGCCTTGACCAGACCCCGTACCCAGCGATCGGAGCGCCCCAGCAGGGCGGCCGCTTGCGAGACGGTGATAGTCTGGCCTCGGGGGCGGGATGTGGACATGGGTCATAGCCTCCAACAGGGAGCGAGATCACAAGACAGCCGCAGCCCTTCCTGCAGGGCCGCGCCCCGCATGCAGGGCTGCGGCCAGTTCCAGAGCGGGCGCCAGCGTCAGAGGTCGGTTTCAGCCAGAATGGCGTAATGCGTGACCCAGCCATCGAGATGGGGCAGTCCTTCGGGGATGCCGTGGCTGGCCTCGGTCTGGGCCGAGATGCCGCGGCGCTGCCAGATGTCGATCGTGGTCTCGAGGGCGGCCGTGGTGTTGGTCTCGCCAGAGCGCAGGGTGTCGATGACCTCATCGGCGAAGTGCCGTCCCATCTTACTGTCGAGGAAATCGCGGACGCCGATCATCTCGGCCTCGCCTTGGGCGTTGACCGCCTCGGCGATCAGGGTGCTGGCCAACGTCCAGAATGTAGCGCTGGTGCAGTCGCGCAGCGGGCAGGTCGTGACAGTGCCGTAAAACCCGTAGGCCGTGTTCTGGCTGGGCAGAATGGTGCGGTTGGTCATTTGGGTGTCTCCCAGTGATCATGGCGCGCGCCATGCGCGCCTTCTACCGCCGCAAGCCCGGACCAGCCGGGCAGGGGGCGTCATCACAGCGGGACTAATCGATCCAGAATTGAGTGGGGCTAATGGCGTAAAGGCGCAGGCTATCGTCGTCAGTTCCGATCCAGTATTCATGCGTGGTGTGCCCCGGGCCAAATGGGCAGGCGGGCAGGGACGTGCCTGTATACTTTGTCCGATAGAAGGTTTTGCCCTCTGCAGTGATCGTGTCTGGCATGTTGGCGGCGAGCGTGTCGATCGTGTTGGTCATGGCCTTCTCCCGTTGATGAACTCCGCGTGGCGCGATCAGGACCATGCAAACTCGATGCTGGCGAAGTCCTCTTTCTCGAACCCATCAGCCATGAAGTCGTCAAAGATGTCCTGTGGGTCGCGTTCGGTGTCGAAGTAAAAGCCTCCGATCAAGCGGTTTGCGGTCTTGGCTTCGGTCTCCAGAAGGATGCTGCCAAGGGCACGCTCGACGCTGTCGTGTGCGGTGCGCGGGTTTGCAAAGCGAA